AGACTCCAAGAACAGACGCACGGTGTTGACAATGTCATCCGTGGTGTGCGTAATCAGTGATCCATGCGGGGCAAACGCAATGAATCTATTTGCCATCTCGACTATCTGATCTAAATCATCAATTGTTGCCTTGCGTATTATGCTCATTGTTTTTTCTCTATGGGTACCGTCAGTCGTTCCGCAAGTATGGGTCGTAGTCACTTGCCTTGCCTAGTCGTAGTTTGTTCCGCACTTCCAACGGCAGTCGCTTACCCACTGGGTATGCAAATGTGAGAGCCAGCGCGTCAGCGATGTCTGGCGATGCTCCGCCCTGCAAGCGCTTCTTGATCTCGTCTTTGCTCTCTAGCATCTTGCGGCCTTGCGCGTCGAACCAATAGGTTGGAGTCGATAGTTCCTGGCGCAGCATTGGATCACTTGGAATAGCGCCACCATTCTCGATCCACTCTTTCATGTTCCACCACATCTCAGTACGGCGATTCACAAACTGCTGTTCCAGATTTGCTTTACCTCCAAAGTGGACTTCAATGGGGTCGTAATCAAGTTGTCGTAGGCGATCCAGCACACCAGCGCCGCCGCCAGCATCGATAAACACGGCGTCAGGCTCCCACAAATCCATCACCATTGCCACCCGCGCTGCTAACTGCATATTATCTAGCCCACGAAACACCATTATGTCTGACGCCCTTAGACCTTGGCGCCTGATGATTACGCTGCGATCATCACCAAACCGCGCTGGATCAACACCTACGATCTTGGGCGCGCTCTCAAAGTCTTTGTCTGCGTACTCACGATTCGCTGCTGTGTTCGCATCCGACAGGCTGATCAATTGATCTTCCGCGCTAGCGTTGAAGTCGCACAGGTATTCACGACTAAACGATGTTTCCGTCATGTCGCGCCGCAAGCGCTCGACTTCGGATGGAATCACAGCATCCGTGTCGTAAACCGTGTAGATCGCAGCATGCCAGTCAGAAAGTGTCTGCGCCTTGTAAAAAATCTCGCTAAACAGGTTGACGCCGTTAGGTGTGCCTGTAAAGATCGCCCAGCCATTGCGATCTGACAGCGTTGGTTGAATGATGTCTTCCCACACTGTTGGCTTGATCTGTGCGACTTCGTCGATGACAATGCCGTCCAGGCGAACGCCGCGCATTGCGTCAGGATTGTCGGCGCCAAAGATCCTGATCACGCTACCGTTGTGTCCAAATGTCACACTTAGTTCAGATTCATTGATCGTTACGGCGCCAGTCCCAATCATCGGCTGCAACTTGTGCTTTATTCTCGACCAGGCAATTGCCTTTGCCTGTTTCAAGAATGGCGCGATATAGAAGAATAAGCCCATCCCTTTGTTGAAACGCATCGCCTTGTCTAGCAGTTCCATGATCGCTAGTTCCGTCTTCCCTGCTCGTCGGTGCAACACAAACACATTGAATCGCTTCAGCGCGTGGTGACAGTTTCGTTGCCAATCGCGTGGCGAATAATCCACGGCTAAATGAGTGCTGGTCATGTGATCTGCTTGGCATCTGGCTTCCGTCCTGTGATGGCGTCAGGTTGGGGAACGCCTGTGACCACCGTCAGGCTAATTCCACCCTGATGCTCCACGGCCGTGCGGTCACCGTAACGCTTCGGGTTCAGTTTCATTGCCAGCCATTGCAAGGTAGACACCTGATTGCGGATGTGGTTTACGCTGGCAGAGTCAAGCGCACCAGTCACAGGGTTTCGTTCAGGCTCAGAAGTAGATAAATCCCTCATCTCATCTATCCAAACATGTGCTTGGAATGCCCTTGCGCGCATATACTTGTTCTCGAAATCCTCGATTTCATTCAACCATCGCATGATAGTTGCAATGCTTGGCATTGCCTTATCTTTACAGATAGTTCGTAAGGATTCCCCTAAAGACAACCTATGGCAAATCTCATCTGCTAATTCAACTGAGTATTTGCAAAGCGGGCCTGGTCTAACAGAATCAAGCAATCGTGATGGTCTGGTTACTTTAGCCATCAATCACCCTATATTCATGCGGCGCCTGACCGCGTATGAGGTACTTGCATACTTTTTGGACTGTAGACCGCCCAATACCAAGCATTGCGCTGATCTTTCGGTATCCGTATCCATGCGTTTCATGCATAATTCTGATTTTATCCACTGTTTGCTCTGAGTGTCGAGCGCGCTGGTGCGTTGCACCAATACGATATCCATGCTCGTTTAGTGCCACTTTGATTCTGCTCATGTAAGGAGATGTTACATATTTTGATTACATAATGTCAATACTTATGCAACAATATCCCGACACTTTTCCCGACACTTTGTCGGGATATCGTCGACTATCCGTCATAGGACAATCAATTTCAACTCCCAAGCCTGTCCAACTAGTAGTGCATCCATGTCGTGCTCAATTCTGTTAAATGCGATTTAAACGATTTCTTACTTTGGTAATACCTACAGACCAATTATTGCCACGAACGCCGTGGCTGTCATCTAATGCGATTCTGTGACCACAGGATCAAGATACCGCCCACCGTTGAGCCAAGTGCATGGGTGTGCGATATATTGCGGGTCTTTCAGTTGGCACTCTTTGGCAAACAATCTGACGCGCTCGCACAGCACCTCGATGCCAGCGCTGGGTTCGTCTTGATCGTACTCCTCCGAATATGCGATCTCGGTTGCCACCTTGCGGATCAAGGCGAATGCTTTCTTCTTGCCGACCTTGCGCGGGAACAATTCCCACACTCGTTCGCAGTCTTGGTCGCTGATGCTTGATGCTGGCTTTCTTTTGCGGTCACATTCTGGCTCGACGGCAACGCCGTTGAGCGTATGTTTTAATTCTGTAATTTGTTCTGTGCTATCTGCTATCTGATATCTGATATCTGATATAGCAGGTCTGGAGCAGACTTCGAGCAGACTTTGAGCAGGTAGTTGAGCAGGATTTGAGCAGACTTTGGGCAGACTTTGAGCAGCCGCCTTTGCGTAACCTCCTTTGGCAGCGTGTCTAGAGCCTGAGATCATTGCTTCTCTTTCGCGCTCTTGTCTTGGGTTTCTAAGTCTGTCACCAACTTGTGGAAACTTGCTCTTGAGAACAGGCCAATTGCGTTCCACATCTGAGTGAATTCTGTACACCCTGGTCAAGTCTGTGCTAAGACCATCGTTTTTCCAAGCGCTGATGAGCAGCATGATGTAACAACCTATTTCCTCCGCAGTCCAGTCATCAACTATCTCTCTAAAATCAGACACATAAAATTTGAAATATGGCGCCTGTTCAGCGCTTGTTCTAATCGGCTTGTTTTGTACACTCATTGCAGATCTCTCTGCGGCCTCGTTGCCGCGTATGATTTAGAAGCAGTCTAGGTTACACGCCTAGGCTGTTTCGCTTTGTAGTTTAACTTGCTGACCTTTCCGCTGCAATAAGTATCGTCAATAACAATCGGATAATGCCTAAGACAGCACCGCGCCTCGTCTTTAATCCACTTAGGCGTTCCCTTGACAATCAACAACTTGTACAAGAATTCGCGTGTGATCTTGAGTGCGTTGACTTCTTCGTGTGGCAATGTCATAGCGTCCCACTTTCCTCTGCCTGTATTCGCTCGCCTAGCCACTCCATGCAGTTCACGGCCATGCTGTTGCCCAACGCTTTATAGCGCGGGCCATCGGGGCATTGATCCGCTGACTTCTTCTTCCAAGGTATTGCAGTCCAGCCATCAGGGAAGCCTTGTAGCCGTTCGCATTCCGTTGGAGTCAAGCGGCGCACTTGCATGGTTGCTGAATGAACGGCGGCTACTTGTTGTGTGATTTCGCTTGACTGTGGCGATCTAGATGGGTCATTCGTTGCTGTAATTGTCGGCGAAACTATTTGGTTTGTAAGCGTTCCGCGTAAGCGCAATTCGGAAGACTGAAACGCTACCGCTTGCCCTCGATCACTCATCGGGTTTGCTGGCAAACAAAATGTTGTTTCGTTTGAAACACTTATTGATGGATTCTTTCTGTCTCCCGAAGCCTGAAATGCTACGGCCACAGCGTGAACATCCGTGCTATTCAGCGTAAACATTTCGCCGCTATCGGAATGACCTGATCCTTGCGGCCCGTTGTGATCTTGCTTACCAATTACAGTTCCTTGAATAGCAACGGCAGGAACTGCGCTACGGTCAAGCGTTGGACATGGATCGCCATCTTTGCCAACGCCTAAACCATTGCCGCGCCCATCTTGGTTTTCTTTTCCTACGCGCCAACCTTCAGATTGCATTGCTTGCGGCATAATTGGAATTGCAACAGGCTGCAACACCGCCCCAAAATTACCTTTGTCAGGCATCCGCTGATCGTCAAGACTAGATGTCAGAGTGCTAGCCGTGTTGTCGCCATCCCACCAGCACGGAATCAATCTG